GTTCCTGGCGCCACCTCTTCAACAAACATCGGAAACTTCCTTTCACCGCGCTCTACGACTTCACGAAGTACGACAAGAACCATTCGTCTCTGATGATGGCTCTTGGGAATTCGGTCATTTACGAGCTTTGTGAGCTCATCTACCCACCGAGCCACACGGTGTGTGGGCATCCTTGGAAGCTCCTTCTCGCCTCAGGTCTTTCCATGACCGTCAACCCGATATACAACGTCGGGGACGTCATCGTTCAAGTCAGGGGTTCTCTCGGTTCTGGGCTTTTCCACACTGCCTTCATCAACTCCATCATCCAGCACATCATCATGACGGTTCTTTGGCTCGTTTTCCTTGAGGAGCACCCCGAGCTGGAAATCCCAGACGACCGCGACACTTTCCCGGAGTACAACGCCATCAGCACCTACGGCGACGACGGAATGAACAGCACACTTGTTGAAGGTTTCACGCTCCCCTTCTTGGCCACTCGGGCCGCCACTCACTTGGGCATCATCATGACGAGCCCCGAGAAAGACGGCAAATTGCCCGAACACTTCCCGGAAGAGAAGTGGAGTTTCCTCAAACGTGGTTTTCGTGAGGAGAACGGCGAGATCTACGCCCCCCTCGAGGTTGAGAGCATTTTGAAGACGCTCAACTGGTGGACCCCAAACAAAGAACTCAGCGTTGAAGACGCCATGGTTCAACGTTGTGGTGAGGCCATGCGCTACCTCGCCACGAACCCCAAAGAGGCTTGGGACAGCCTCGCGCCGCAGGTGCACTCCGCAATGTGCCTTTCTTTCGGCGAACGTCCCATGCACGCTTACTTCCCTTCGCGTGAAGCCATCCATGCGGAGATGGTGCCCAACTACGTCCACCGCGCCCCGGAAACGAACCTCGCTTTCGCCTCTGGCGAAGAACCTGACGAGTTCGAGTTCAAATTCTGGGGGCGCAAAACTTCAATGGTGAAAGACTAGCATTTAGTTGCTTGGTCTCATGTTTCGCACGTGGACATGATGACCCGTCTTTCACTTTCACACGTCCAAAAACTGTGTGTGGCTTGAGGGAGCCTATCACTTTTAAACTTCCCTTTCCAACAACAATTCTTCCCAAAGTGCCTCTGGCACTCCAATGGCTGCTCAGCAGCCGTCCACTGAATCTAATCTGGTGCAATCGTCGGATGTCGCCGTCGTCAACTCCGCCATGTCAACTGACGTTACAACGTTCTCGGCAGACACTCCTGTTCAGGAGGGGTTCACTTCCCCGGCCCCTGTTTCATCGAAGATACAGAAGGGGCCTGGCAACGGGTACCTGGCAGATTTCCTGTCCCGGCCTATCGAGCTTTTGTCTTACAATTGGGTTAGTGCTGGTGCTCTCAACACTCATTATGACCCTTGGGCTTTGTTTTTCAACAACACCTTCGTTAGGTCTAAACTTGAGTCTTACGCGAGAATGCGCGCCACCCTCAACCTAGAGATTCAGATCAATGGCACCCCTTTCCACTTCGGCGCAATTCTGGCGTCTTACGAGCCCGCGATAGGCAGTAGGAATTCCGAGGATGGCGATTGGAGGCAGCACAGCAACCTCCAACACGGCATCTTAGATCCCACGACCTCGCGCTCGGTTAAGTTGACCTGTCCTTTCATACACCCCATGAACTGGATGGATCTTCAGAACGCTGGTGCCACCCAACTTGGTGTTCTCAACTTCGACACTCTTGTTCCTCTCGCCTCGGCTTCTGGCACTGTTTCTGATGTCACCATCAACGTCTACGGTTGGCTAACTGACGTGGAACTAGCTTACCCGACTAACCAAGCCCTCGCAGTTTACGTTGCCCAGTCG